TTTACATCTAATGATGACTTAAATAAGCGTAGAAATAAGTTAAAAAGGATGTATTCTGGTGCAAGATTCGATAGAACAAATCTAAGTTGGGTTACACCATTATCATCACCTGATCAAAGTTATAAAAACTCTATTGATACATTAAGAAAAAGAGTACATGATTTAGTAAGAAATAATAATTATGCTGCACAAGCTATAAGATATTCTACTAATCAAATTGTAGGGCAAGGTGTAAAACTACAAGCACAGATAAGATCGCAAAGGGGTGGCACTATAAATACAAGATTAAATGAAGCTATAGAGGGAGAATGGAGTAAGTGGGGTAGAAAAGATAGTTGTGATATACGTGGTGTTCTTTGTTTTTCTGAATTAGAAAGATTAGCAGTAAGATCAATGATCGAATCAGGAGAATGCTTTATTATCATTCATAGAAAAGCTTTTGGACGCAGCAAGATACCATTTAGTTTAGAAATATTAGAAGCTGAACAACTAGATGAAGATTATAAAGGTGTAAAACAGAATGAAAAGAATGTATGGCGGTTAGGTATAGAACTAAGTCCAGAAGGTAGGGCAGTTAATTATGCTTTTCTTGCTAAACATCCTGGTGATACTAATTTTGCACAAACGATAGGACAAAAAAATCATATTATTGTACCTGCAAAAGATGTAGTACATTTATTTTTACCACTAAGGCCAGGCCAACATCGAGGAGTGCCATTTTTAGCTAGTGCTATAAATCATTTACATCAACTTGATGGATATATTGAAGCAACAGTTGTAGGACAAAGAGCATCAAGTGCATTAATGGGATTTATTACAAGTCCAGAAGGTGAATTAGATGCAGGTGGTGAAGTATTTGATTTTGAGCGTGTTAGTGCATTTGAACCTGGTACCTTTAAATATTTAGCACCAGGCGAATCTGTATCTGTTCCTGATTTAGATAAGGCAAATGGAGAATTTGAACCTTTTGTAAGGTCGATGCTCAGGAGTATGGCATCAGGTCTTGGTTGTAGTTTTGAAGCGATTTCTTCTGATTATTCGCAATCTAACTACAGCAGTAGCAGACTTGCAATGCTACAGGATCGGGATCACTGGCGTACAATTCAAAAGATGTTGAAAGAAACTTTTTACCAACCTATATATGAATATTGGTTAGAGATGGCAGTACTTAGTAATGTTCTTACATTGCCTACATATTCAACAACACCAGAAGTATATGAAAAAGTTAGGTGGGTATGTAGAGGATATAGCTATGTTGACCCACAAAAAGAAATAGCAGGTATGAAGGATGCAGTAAGATGTGGTTTTAAGACTTTAACTGATGTTGTAAGTGAAGCAGGTGGAGATATTGAAGAGTTGTTAATTACTAGACAAACTGAACTAGCAAAACTTGATGATATGAATATTATTCTAGATACAGATCCAAGTGCTACAAATAAAGCAGGTGGATCACAATTTAAACCACTTAATACAGTTGACCCATTTGGTGATACTGATGAACCAAGTGGCGAGGATGCCGAAAACGTTGTGGAGGATTCAAGTGGCAGTTATTAATGGAACAGAAATAGACCTTATGCCAACAAAAGGGATGAGGGATGAAGCCAGAAAATATAGAAAATGGAAACAAGAAGGAAGGGCTGGCGGTACAGATGTTGCAGCTAGAAGAGCAACACAAATATTAAGCGGTGATGAATTAAGTCCTAAGACAGTTATTGATATGTCAGCTTGGCATGCAAGACACGCTGTAGATCAGGAGGCAGAAGGCTATAGACCAGGTGAAGAAGGATACCCAAGTGCAGGAAGAGTAGCTGCGGCGGCCTGGGGCGGAAAAGCTGGCAAAAGTTTTTCAGATTCAAAATCGGCTAGAATAAAGGAATTAAGAAATAATGACCCTATGGCAAAACTTAAAAGAGCAGAACCTGATGAATTATCAGTAGGTGATTCAGTACGATGGAACGCAAGCGGCGGCATTGCTAGAGGTGTGATAGATCGCATCGAAAGGGATGGAACAATAAATGTACCTAATTCTGAATTTGAAATTAATGGTACAGAGGATGACCCTGCAGCTTTAATTACTGTTTTTAGAGAAGTTGACGGTGAATTTGAAGCTACAGATGTACAGGTAGGTCATAAATTCAGCACATTAACTAAGATAGATTCTTTAAGAAGTGTTACAAAAGTTTTAAAACGTAGTGGTGAAACATCTTTTACATCAAAAGAAGAAAATACTTATGAGTTTAGTTTTAGTTCTGAATTTCCAGTAGAGCGTACCTTTGGCACTGAAATCCTCAGCCATGAAGATGGTGCAATAGATTTCGGCAGATTAAATGGTGGCGTTGCACCAGTGTTATGGAATCATAATATGGATCAAGTTATCGGAATTGTACGCAACGCATATTTAGATGAAAAAAAGAAAAAAGGAAGGGCAGTTGTTGAATTAAGCAGAAATTCTAAAGCTCAAGAAATAAAAAGAGATATAGATGACGGTATTTTATCTTCAATTAGCGTAGGTTATCGCATTTTAGAAATGGAAGAACGTGAAATAAATGGATCTAACGCTTTTCTCGCGACCCGATGGGAACCGCACGAGGTATCTGTTGTGGCTTCGCCAGCAGCGACCGATGTTGGTATTTCAAGAGGATTAATTGACGATAACGCTATGCCTAGTGCAAAAAAACAAGATATGATAGAAGATAAGCGTGTATACGCTGCGTCTACTGACGTACAACAACACATTTCTCATACAGAAAAAACTATGGCAAAAGAGCAACTTGATTTAGAAGTTGTGCGTAGTGAAGAGCATAAAAAAGCTACTTCCGCAGAACGCACACGTATAAAGGAAATTAGTGCAATGTGTACTAAGCGTGGTTTTGATGATCTTGCAGAACAATTAATTGCTAATGGTTCTTCTGCAGATCAATGCAGACAGGCAATATTAGAAAGAATTGACGCAAAACCTGTTGAAACTGCAAAACCAATTGAAGAGCAGTTATCACCAAAAGAAAGACAGCAATTTGCTAGAGACTATAAGATTACATCAGGTCTTAGTGGCTTAATTACTGGTGATTGGTCTAATAGATCTTCTGGTTTCGCTAGAGAAATATCAGAGCAGATTGCAAAAGATTCTCAAAGACAGACAAATGGCAGATCACTATTTGTACCATTTTCTGCACTGGCAAAAAGAGCTACTTATGTGACATCAGGTGCTACTACAGGCGGTAACATTGTTGCAACAGATTTAAGGGCTGATGATTTTATTGAAGCACTTAGAAATTCTACTGTAATGGTTGGTTTAGGTGTTCAAACACTTTCTGGACTTGTAGGGGATGTCGCAATCCCTAGAAGATCTGGTGTTGCTTCTACTGGTTATCTTTCATCTGAAACAGGTGCATTAAGTCAGGCTGAATCAACATTTGATCAGATTTCTATGACACCTAAAACTCTTGGTACATTATCTAAGTACTCTCGTAATATGCTAATTCAAGCCACACCAGGCATAGAAGAATTAGTACGTAGAGATATTTCAGATGGTATTAATGTTGGAATTGATCTAGGAATCTTAAACGGTACTGGTTCAAGTGGTCAGCCTACAGGTATTATGCAAACTTCAGGTATTGGTTCTGTTGCAATGGGTACTAATGGAGGTGCAATTACTGTAGAAGCATTAGTAGATCTTGAAACAGCGATTATGGAAGATAACGCTGGTGTTAATGCTGATAATATTGCTTATGTTACTAACGCTAAAGTAATTGGAGCATTAAAGAAACTCAGAGCAGGTGGATCTAGTTCTACTGATGGTGCATTTTTAGTTAATACTGATCTTACAGCGATTGGTAGAGGCGGTACACCATTAAATGTAAATGGCTATCCATTAGCAATGACAAACCAAGTACCATCTAACCTTACAAAAGGTAGTACAAGCGGTGAATGTTCTGCTGTAGTCATGGGTGACTTCTCACAGGCAATATTAGGATTCTTTGGATCTGGTATTGAAATAACTGTTGGTGAAGATTCCGATGACTTCGCTAAAAACTTAACATCTGTTAAGGGTGTAGTTGCTTTTGATGTTGCTGTTCGTCATGCTCAGTCATTTGCAGCTATCTTAGACGTAACCACATAAATAGTTTAATATAGGGGGTATTACACCCCCTTTTTTTTATGAAAATTAAGTGTCTTAAAAATGTTTGTGCTAGTGGCGTTGGTTTAGAAGCTGGCAAAACTTATGATATTTCTACAACTGATGCAAATTTTTTAATAACTATCGGAAAAGCTGAAGAATATAAACAACCAACAAAACAAAAAAAATCAGAATCTAAAAAATAAATGCCTTTCACAGAAGATGCAACAACACAAGATGTTTATTTAGGGGATTTTGGTGTCACCTGTATAGCTGGAAGTACTACTGGACTAGGTGTATTAGAACAACCTGATCAAATACTGGCAGGGGATATGATAATCAGCACTGAGTATGAATTATTTGCAAAAACTTCAGACTTTGGTTCTTTAGTTGCTACTGACAGTATTACAGTTGATAGTGTTGCTTATACAGTAAGAGATATAAGAAAAGAAAATGATGGTACATTTTGTAGAATCAGCCTACAGAAAACATAATGACTACAAAAAGAGAAACAATATTAGCAAGAATTACAACAGTGTTAGCTAATACTACAGGTGTATCTGATCGTATTTTTAGAAGTCGTACAACAGCATTAACAAGGGCAGAAACACCAAGTATTATTATTGAACCGCAAAATGATGTAGTAGAACAAACAACATCACTGCCAACATTAGATCACACCCTTACAGTAAAAATTAGTGTAGTTGTTAGAAGTTCGACACCACATCAAACAGCAGACCCAGTTGTTGAAAGTTTACATTCTAAGTTAATGGCAGATTTAACACTTAATGGTAATGCTATTGATATACAACCATCAAACACTACTTTTCAGTTTATAGATGCAGATCAGGCGGGTGGCATTATTGAATGTGAATATGATATAAGATATAGAACAAATGTTGACGATCTAACTACTTAATACTTACATAATTCTTATAAAGGTTTATTATATAAACATAGTGATCATTAGGTAAATGCCAAAACTTCATCGAAAAAGATCTTTATTAGCAAAAATAGAAAGCAGCTATAATACTGACCCAACACCTACAGGCAGTTCTAACTATGTAGAGGTTGTTGATTTAGAGATTGAACCAGTAGCAAGTGATGAAGTAGAACAGGAAACTATAAGACCTTACCCTGGTAATTATCCTGTTTTATTAGCTAATACAAAAGTCAATTTAAGTTTTGGTGTTTTTATGGTAGGAAGTGGTGCTGCTGGAACTGCGCCAAAATATGATCCGATTCTAAAAGCTTGTGGTTTAAGTGCTGCTACAGTATCATCTACATCTGTTACTTATACACCATCAACATTAGCTACTCAAGATAGCTGCACATTCTTTGTTAACTATGATGGTGTTAGGCATAAAATTACAGGAGCAAGAGGCACATTTTCTATTAGTTGTGCAGTAAATGAAATACCTAGAATAAATTTTGAAATGCAGGGTATATTCAATACACCAACGGACACGGCACTCCCGACTGTGAGCAAATCTCTCCAGCCCGATCCTGTCCTCTTTAAAAATGGTAATACATCTAGTTTCTCTATATTCGGTTTTTCAGCCGCTTTGCAATCATGGGAATTAGATTTTGCTAATGAAGTTATATACAGGGAATTAGTAGGTGGCACAAAAGAAGCACTAATTACAGACCGTAGGCCATCAGGAACAATGGTTGTTGAAGCTGTTGCATTATCAGATAAAAACTTTTTCACAACTGCTACAGGCAATTCTACTGGCTCTAATACTTGGGTGCATTCTGGCGGTGCTGGTAATATTGTCACTGTATCTTGTCCGCAAACAGATTTAGGACAGCCAACTTATGAGGATAGCGATGGTATAACAATGCTTAACCTTCCATTTTATGCAACTCCTACAGATGCAGGGCAAGATGAATTTAGTTTAGCTTTCACCTAGTTGCTAAGTTATAGAAAAGGGTTTACCCTAGAATATATTATATAAATTTATGTTTATTTTAAAAAAGGAAGCAACTTTTACGCATCCTATTGTTTTTACAACACCTGCTGATGGCGGCACACAGAAAGAAGAAACATTTGACGCTGTATTTAAAATTATTCCACAATCAAGAATTAATGAGATTGGTTTACAGGCACAACAGAAAAAAAATGAAATTGATAAGGGGATTATGGATGGCACTGAAATTAGTGACTTATTAATAGCTGACGAAATTTTAGTAGGTTGGGATGGTATTACTGACGGTGATAAACCTGTTCCTTTTACAAAAGCTACAAAAAAACAAGTATTAGATATAGCAGGTTTAGCTAATTTACTTGTTACTATATATTTCGAAGAAGTATCAAAACAAAAAGTAAAAAACTAGAAGGGGCTGCTTTGTTTTGGTGTGGAGATCGTGTAATTGATGAAACACATAAAGATGATGCAGTCCTATTTGGTAAGCCTGTTAAAGAAAAAAAAGAAACTAAGATTTTTGAAGTATTGCCTGTTAATTGGTTATCTATAGAAATTTTTTTAACTGTACAGACACAATGGAGGATTAGTCATGGTGTCATATATGGTTTAGATTACAACGCAATAAAATGGATATTTGACCTAAAAAAGGACAAAATAAAAAAACCTTTAGAATTACTTGCTGACTTACAGGTAATAGAAGGTAAAATAATAGAAACATTTAATAAGGATCATAAATAATGGATTTATCTACCTCTTATACAATAAAAGCAAAAGTAGAAGGTCAAAATCAAATAGGAGGTTTACAAAAAAGCTTAGGCGGTCTTAAAACCTCTACTGATAAAGCAGCTACATCAATGGGTAAACTTAAAAATATGGCTAGTCAGGCATTTGGAGCATTAAAAGCATTAGCACCTGCTATAGGTATTGCTGGTATGGGAAAATTAGTAAACGATACACTAACTTTAGGAGATGAATTAGGAAAACTAAATGAACAAACAGGCATTTCAGTTAGCAGTATAGACAAGTTAAGACAGGCTTCAGATTTAGCTGGCGTTGATTTTAAAAAAGTATCAAAATCATTAGGAACTTTTGCAGAAAATATGATGGATTTTACAAGAGGTAAAGGCATGGCCTTTGATGCATTAGAGCAATTAGAAATAAGTCCTACATTCATAAATAATAATGGTGTAGAGCAATTAAAAGAAATTGATGACTTGCTTTTTGAAGTTGCAGAAGCTTTGTATAATTTACCTTCAGGATCTACTCTTGAGCAGATAGATTTAGCTAAAACTATATTTGGGGGGCAAGGAATGAAAATGATTCCTCTTTTGAATATGGGTAAAGATGCAATATTAGGATTGGATAGTGCTTTTACAGATGATTTTGCAGACAGAATAGAAGATTTTAATGATAGTATTGCACAATTAGGTGAAAAATTTAATTTTCTAAAATTTTCACTTACAGAATCTTTATTACCTGCATTAGAAGTTTTTGCAGATTTAGTAACAAAAATAGCAGAATTTTTAAAGGGACTACCTAAGCCTCTTCAAACTATAGTAATAGGATTTACTTTATTAGCACCTGCAATATTAGCTCTAGCACCAGTTTTAGCAGGTCTTATATTTTCATTTAAAACTATTGCTGCTATAAAATTTGGTGTCGTCTTAGCTAAGATAATACCTGCTGTTACTGCACTTGCTGCACCTTTTGCACCTCTTTTAATTGGTGGTGCTATCTTTGTTGGTATTATTGCACTAGGAAAGCTTATAGGAACTCTTGCAGGTCATTTATTTGTAGCAAAAGATAAAATAGGTGAAGGTTTTGCAGCTATCGGTGAATTTTTTACTGCTTTTAAAGAAGGTGTAGTAATAATGATTGAATCAGTAGGAAATGCAATTAGAGAACGATTTACACAATTTTCAGATTTTATAATTAATGCTTTTACTAATGCTGTTGACGGTATAAAAAATATTTTTAATTCTATTCCTGAATTTGTGAGAAATATTATAAAAATAGCTACTTCACCTATAACATCTTTTATGGATACTATTAGAAGAGCTTTAGCCGCTTTAAGAAACTTAATAAGAAGAAGAAACGCTGCTAATTCTAATAATGGTTCTAATAATGGTTCTAATAACAACACTGGTAGGCCGATGGCTGCAGGTGGTGTTGTTTCAAGTCCAGAATTAATTTATGCAGGTGAAGCTGGTAGTGAATACATAGTACCCGCAAGAAAGGCAGGGGCATTTAGTAGAAATTATTTGGCAGGTATGCGCGGTAGTGCAGCAATTCCTAGATTTGCGGATGGTGGCTATATTTCAAGACCTAATGTTAATATAACAACAGGGGCAGTAACACAAATGGATGGCACTAATTTTATAACAACAAATGATTTGACAACAGCAGTACAAAGTGGAATAGATCAAACATTAAACATACTTCAATCTGATTTAAGAGCTAGAAGATCATTAGGTTTATCATAAATGGCTGATTTCGATATTTTAACTTTTTTAGAATATTATTCTGATAAAAGCAATGTTCTAAACAGCAGTAATAAAAGATCTCCTTCTATTGCATATCAAAATTTCTATCAATCAGCACAAAATTTGACAGCAGATTCAGAAATTGATCAAAATATGAATTTTACTTATTTAGCGTTTGATGCTAGTGGTTTTGCATCAACTGAAGCATCTAGTATTAGTGATTTAACTATTAATCTAGCAGCTACAGCTACAATTATTGATTTAACTGATACGGCAATAGGTGGCGATAGCCTTGTAATAGCTTCTTTATATACTCAATCTATTGGACAAGATGCTTTTAGTAATAGTGCTTCTCTTATTTGTAGATTTAATGGAACTATTGAAAACGCTTCTATAAATGACTCTACTGTTACCTGGACTGTAAGCCCTGCAATATCAAAACAAAAAGCACAAGTACCATCAAGACGTATAAGTAGTGATTTATTAGGTAGGTTTGTCACAACATGAGTATTTTTATTTTTGCAATAAATATTGAAGCAACCCTAAAAGATGGTACAAAAATTACTGGTGCTAAAGGTTTTGTAGAAAACAATAAAAGGATATATAAAAGCAAAGAGGGTAATATATTGACAGGATCTACAAAAATAAAAACATTTGATTTTGTTTCATTTATTGTAACCCCAGAAATACTAAACTTCTTAATGTCTTTGGAGTATGAATAATGCCTAGAACATTTTCTTTTATTATTGGTGCTAAAGGTGTAAAATCTGCATTCACAGGTAATGCACAAAGAAAATCTGAAGTTAACCAAGATTCTCAAAAATTAGATGATAGTTTAGATAATGTAAAAAAACCTAATGCAGATTTAGATAAAGCACAAAAAATAGCACAATCAGGTGAAACAGTACCTATTGTATTTGGTAAAAGATCTAATAATATTGGTGGTGTTTGGATGCAACCAAGTTTAATAAAAGCTGGTTCATCTAGTTTTGTTCAAAAATTATTATTTGTTATATCACAAGGAGAAATAGCAAGTACACCTATTAAATCAAAAGCATTTACAGGATTGAAAAAACTTACGTTTTTAGATGATACAAGTGTTTTATTAAGTCATTTATATAATACTGCGGCAACACTTGCTAGTAGCCCTACAACATGCCCTATTTCTAGTAGTGGTTTATTTTGTGGTAATGACATATACAGTTATTTAGTAGAATTAGAAAAAGCATCTTCTGGTTCTTCATTAGAAAATACACCTGATCTAGCAAAAGATTTTTTTTCACAAAAGATAAAAACTTTTGGTACTGGTGATACATCTAATACAACTTTTATTACAAGTGTACAGGTTTTTGATGCTGAAACAGGAGCTAATGTTACTACAAATTATCAGAATATATTTTTACAGGCATCAAATATGCAATTTATAAAAAATACAAGATTAGATTCTAATTTTAATCTTATTGGTGGTAGAACAGTAGGCACAATACAAGATTCTAACGCTGATTTTAATAATGGTAATTTATTTGCACCTGCAACTGGTTCCAGCTTGTCTAACCTACAGCAAGTAAGTGGTGGACGTACAAAATTTATTTTTAAAAGTACTTTTGTTTCACTGAATACTCAAACAAATACAAATAATCCAGCAAGTACAGGAACACTAGAAGGAACTCAAGTTGAATACGCTATAAGTCCTACTTCTACACTTACAAATAATTCAAATAATAATTCATCTTTTGCAGACATAACATTCTTAGCTTCTAGTGGAAATCTTTATGAAACTCCTTCATCTGGGACTTTTCCTACAACAACAAAACAACTTTATATTTTTTATGAACAGGGTGTAAAAGTAGATTTATTTAGTAGTGGTTTATCTGGTTCAAGTTATACAGTGGGTGCTAGTAATCAATTTATAGATTTAGCTATGCATTTATTTAAGCTTTATAAGAAAATTGATGGTAATAATACAGCAACAATTGTTGCACCTGTAGAACTATCAAATTTACAAAGTCTTTCTAGTTTTTGTACTAACAATAATATGTTTTTCAATGGAATATTATCAAAATCTGTAAATATAGTAGATTTTATTACTAATACTTCACCATTTTATCTATTATCTTTCTTATCAGTTGGTGGTAAATATCAATTTGCACCAATACTACCAATTAATAATAGTAATCAAATAGATACAACTGCACTTACTCCAGTAATAACATTTTCTGAAGCAAATATTATTCAAGGTACATTTAAAAAATCTTATTTAGGTGTAGAGGAAAGAAGAGCTTTTATTGCAAATTGTATTTATACAGAATGTACACCAACAGAAATTGCAAGACGTAAAACAGTTAGTGTAAAATTTTCAACAACTACATTAGATGCACCTACTGAACAGTTTGATATGTCAGATTTTTGTGCTGATGTTAATCACGCTATTTTGTACGCTAAATATGAATTATCAAGAAGAAAACATACAACACATAACATAGCATTTTCAACTGCATTGTTAACAACAACACTAATACCAACAAATATTATAAAATTACAATTACAAAGAAAAAATAGTGTCGGTGATGATAGAACTGAAATAGAATATTATCAAGTTAGTAGTATTACATATGATAATGATGGTGTTAGCAATATAGAAGCGGCACATTTTCCACTTAATAACAGTAATATTGCAGAAATATCTAATGAAATATCTACAGGCTCTTTTACAGTTTTGCAATGACTACTTTTCCAGCATTAGAGCCAGAAACAAGGGCATTAATCTATGGAGATTACCCCCAAAATATACATGAAGGATTAAGTGGTGGTAATGTAAGATTTTTAGTTGGTGCAAAAAGACTTGTTCAAAGGTTAACTATTACATATGAATATTTAACAGAAACCGAAGCTCAAAATTTATTAACTCATTACAACGGACAAAATGGATCTATTGAACCCTTTGATTTGTCAACAGAAATATGGGCAGGTTATTCGACACCTCCAGTAAGTAGTAGCAGTTATAAGTGGAGGTATGCACAATCTTTTCAAATTAGCATTTCATCCCCTAATAGATATAGTACATCTATAGAATTAATTAGCGTTCCTATTTAATGGCTACTTTTCCTTCTATTGTTCCTACTACAAGACTTTATACCCCTGGTGATTTTCCTAGTGCAATTCAACAGTCATCTAATGGAACTACAACAGGTTTTAGGCGTGGTAATAGACGTATAAATCAAACATTACAGTTAAGTTTTGATAATTTAACGGAAAGTCAAGTTACAGATATTAGAACTCATTATGATGGTCAAAATGGTAGCTTCAAGATATTTTTTCTTTCGTCAACTACTTGGAGCGGATATAATTTACCTCCTGTAGCTTTAGTATCAGATTTTGCATGGTTATATGCAACACCTCCTACAATATCTGATGGTATTACAAGTAAATGGAATGTTGAAATTGAATTAGTTTCTGTACCAATTGATATAGGTGATTTAATATTTGATGCTGGTGATTCTTCTAATACTGCAAGACAATATATAATAGATGCTTTAGATAGTAGTGCAACCCCTGCACGGACTAATATAATAGATGCAGGGTCTTCTGTTTAAATATGACTATTACATTAACTGCATTACAAAAACAAAGAAGGGATACTGCTAGTAATTGGACATCTAATAATACTGTTTTATTAGCAGGTGAATGGGGCATAGAATCAGATACTAAAAAATTTAAGATAGGTGATGGATCTACAGCATGGCAAAGTTTAGATTATGTACCAATACCTGACGCTAATAGGTCACTGGCAGGAAACTTAACTGTTGAAGGGGATTTTACTGTAAATGGTACGACTACAACAATAGACACTACAACTCTTGCTGTAGAAGATAAAAATATAGAATTAGGCAAAGTATCCACGCCATCAGATACAACTGCTTCGGGAGGGGGTATTACATTAAAAGGTGCAACAGATAAAACTATAAACTGGTTAGATTCTACTGATTCATGGACTTCTTCTGAACATTTTTCAGTATCAGGTCAAAAAGAATTTAGATATTTAGATAGTGATTCTTCAAATTATGTAGGTTTTAAAGCACCTGCTACTGTTACATCTAATCTTGTATGGACATTGCCAGCATCAGATGCGAGTGTGAGTGGTTATGTTTTAGCAAGTGATGCTAGTGGAAATTTAAGTTGGGTAGACCCTGGTTCTAGCACTAATCCTGCTTTTACAGGTAATTTAACACTTCAAAATGATGGAAATATTAGAGGTTTTGCAACATTACAGGCAACTTATACTGGTTCTACAAAAACATTAGCTATAACTGTAGCTGCAAAAACTGCGGCTCATAGATATAACGGAACTGGTTCTAGTAATGGTTATAAGGTGGATGGATATGAAGCACCTTTTATAACACTGACACCAGGAAGGACATATAGATTAGATCAATCTGATTCTTCTAACAGTGGCCATCCAATTGCATTTTATTTAGAAGCAAATAAAACTACAGAATATACAACTGGAATTACTTTTTATGCTGACGGTTCAAAAGCTAATTCTTCTGCATATAATAGTTCTTTCAATAGTGCATCTAGTAGATATGTAGAAATAGAAGTAACAGATACAACACCATTAATTTTGCATTATATGTGTATAAATCATGCACATATGGGTAATAGTGTTAGTAATAATTCTAATGTAGTTAATTTCAATGATTTACTTAATAAGCCAACTGTACCCACTAATAATAATCAACTTACAAATGGTGCTGGCTTTATTGATGGATCAGCGTTAAATGCAAGTAATCTTAGCAGTGGAACTGTACCTGACGCTAGATTTCCAGCTGCATTACCAGCTATTAGTGGTGCAAATCTTACTAATTTAGATGCAGATGATTTAGCAAGTGGCACTATACCAGATGCAAGATTCCCTGCAACTTTACCTGCTGTAAGTGGTGCAAATCTTACAAACTTACCGTCTGCAGGTTCTGGTACAACTGGAGGGGGAAGCGATGAGTTATTTCTAGAAACAGATCAAAATATGACGCAAGATTACCAATTAACTGCCAATAAAAATGCCTTAACAATATCACCTATCATAGATAGTGGAGTCACTTTAACAGTGCCATCTGGTGCAATACTTGTTATTCTTTAATTATGCCAGTAACAATTAACGGAAACGGAACTATTACAGGAGTCTCAGTAGGAGGACTACCAGACGGTATTGTTGATACTGATATGCTTGCTGCTAATGCTGTAACCGCAGCTAAAAGAGGTGCTGGAGCTATTCTTCAATTTAAAAAAAGTATAAAATTAGATACAGTTTCGCAAGCTGTAAACCCAGGAGGTTCATGGTCTTACAGTAGTGGTCTTAGTGTAACTTTAACTCCATCTTCAGCTTCAAATAGCATTGTATTGCTTGGACAATTAACAGTAGGTATTTCAAGCCATGAAGATTTAGGTGTAACTATAGATCAAGATGGAAGTGAACTTGATTCTACAAGGGCTGCTGCTGATGGTAATAGAAGTAGAGGTACATCTGTTAGCGGACGTTTTGAAGATTCTGGACGTGCATTAACTTTTTCTATTGCTATGGAAGTAAGTGCTGGAAATACAAATCAAAGATCTTATAATTATCGTATAAGGCATGGAGGAGGAGTTCAAAGAACGTTATATATTAATAGATCAGGTACTGACACTAATGGTGTTTATTATTTTCGTGGAGCATCATCGTTACTTGCATTTGAGGTAGCAGCATGAGCCAGATCAAACTAAAACATAGCAGTGGTAATTCAGTAATTATAGCTGCACCAGATAGTAACCCTGCATCTGATCGCACTCTTAAATTACCTAGTAATGCAGATGGAACAATATTAACTACAACAAACCCAAAGGCAGGGAATATTATTCAAGTTATACAGAAAGAAACTACAGTTAGTGCAACTACAACCAGTTCAAGTATTCAAGATTACACCAGTTTGACACAATCAATAACTCTTTCTGATTCTTCTAATAAAGTATTAGTACAACTAAACACGCAATGGCAAGCCTATGGTGATCAGGATAGGAGAATTGCAATTACGCTTCACGATGCAGCTATAACAGACGGCAATTACATTGCTCAAGGAGAATATGGAGATTACAAGAGTGGCGATAGTAATTCTTACAGTTTTGGTGTTGGAACTTTCAATGTATTGCATACGCCAGGTGCAAGCTCAGCAACTTACAGAATAGGTTATAGAAGTTTAGATGGTGCTACTGTTGGATTGCAAGGAGCTACTTATACAAGATCGTACATTACTTTATTGGAGGTAGCAGGTTAATGGCTATCTTCTATAATTACAGGAAAACACTATGGCCTTAGATCACGAAGCTATTTACAAAGCATACGCAGGTACAGTCGTTACTATTGATGATTCTGCTGGAGCGTTCGATAAAGATGGTAAATCAGTTAGCTTGGATGACAGTCTTGTGGCAAAAGCAAGAACTGAGCTAGATCAAGAATCAGCTAAATTAAAATACAAAACCGATAGAACGACAAATGGTTCTAAAACGTATGACACAATTGGTAATCAATTAGACATGCTGTTCAAAGCGATTGATGCTGATTCAGATTTAAAAGCTAAATTTGCTACATGGCATACTCACATAACCGAAGTAAAAAACGCTAATCCAAAACCATGAGTGAAATCAAAGTCAATTCGATAAAAGGGGTAGCAGCTAGTGCTGCTGCTATTACCGTAAATAATTCTGATGGAACTTGTACTGCCAATATTACAAATAAACCTAATCGTAATTTAATAATTAACGGAGCTATGCAAGTGGCTCAACGTGGTACGTCATCTACTACCAATGGTTATGGAAGTGTTGATAGATTTCTTGTTCAATATAGTGGTACAAATGAAGCACCTACACAATCACAGGTTGATGTTGCATCAGGAACAACACCTTATACATTAGGATTTAGAAAAGCACTTAGAGTCACAAATGGAGATCAATCAGGTGGTGCTGGTTCTTCAGATTATATTGAAATAGGTCATAAAATAGAAGCACAAGATATTGCGAATAGTGGTTGGAATTATACAAATACAAATAGTAAAATTACTTTAAGTTTTTGGGTTAAATCTAGTATTGCTCAAAATTTTTATGGATATATAAGAACAAGAGATGGTACAGCACAAAATTTTTGTATTGAAACTGGATCTTTAAGTCAAAATACATGGACAAAAATAACAAAAGTAATCTCAGGAAATGCTAATTTACAATTTGATACAGATACAACGACAAATGCAGCAGATAAAGGGTTAGAAATATATTTTACTTTGTTTATGGGGACAGATTTAACTAATAATAAATCTTTAAATTCATGGGCAGCATTTGATGGGACAAATCATACGCCCGATCAAACTTCAACATGGTACACAACCAATGATGCGACTTTTGAAATTACAGGAGTTCAATTAGAAGTTTCGGATCATGCCAGCGACTTTGAATTTAGGTCATTCGGTCAGGAGATTAATCTTTGTACTCGTTACTTCCAAAAACTACAACCGACAACAGTAGGAGGACAGAACGATAATCCTATTGCTGTAATGGCAAACTTTACAAACACTCATGCCTACGGACGAATACCTTTTTTCAATGGAATAATGAGAACTGGCCCTAGTCTTACTTCATCAGGATGTAGTTATTTTTCAAACGGAGCTAGTTTTACTGGTTTAACTTTGGGAGTAGGAGGACAGTCCGAATCGTCTATGGAAGTGAATTTGACTGCATCAAGTGGTAACTGGACTGCTGGCCACGCTGGATGGATGAGGGGTGGTTCTTTTGAATTAAGTGCGGAGCTTTAAATTATGACACAATCAAAACTGTATAAACTGCGTAAAAATCCTCTTACAGATAAGATCTCTTGTATAAGCAGAGATGATGGTAATGATCGATTTACAATTATCCCAATAAATGAAGCAAACACCGACTACCAAGAGTACCTTGCTTGGGTCGCTGAGGGAAACACAGCAGAGGAGGCTGATTAATTAGTCTTATGTTGCATTTGTGTCATTAAAGACATACTGACATATAAAGGACTCAAGGCTACAATAAGAAGCAAAACAACTAAACTCATCATTGAGCAAGCTCTTATTATCTGGTATTTAATCATGGGTCGTATTTCACAAATATTATCAATTTTAAGTTTTATTATCAGCGCGTCAATATTAGGCGCAGGGATCTATGGTTACAAAATGGTTACAAGTGATGATTTTAAAGAAAAAATGATTCAACAAGTTATTGATAAAATACCTTTACCAGAAATGCCTAAATTACCAAAATCAACAGGAAACGTAATTCCATTTTAAATTTTGGAAATAAAAGAAATAAATATTCCAAACATTGAATTATTAGAACCTTTACAGATAGCCCCTTCGATAGTCGTAGACATACCGATAACAATTGATATGGGTGTTCCTGTGATAGATGCGCCTTGTGCTGTTGTACGAGATTCTGTAACAGGTGGAAAAGATCATTTCAACAATGACCCCGATGGAAATGTTGCTCTTTGCGATCACACAGCGCCATTTTATTTTGCACCTGATTTCACACCAAATACAAAAATAATTACACCAAAACAAAATACAAAAACAGAAGCGCCAGAATTAACAAAAGTAAACCCGCCAGATATTCCAAAGTTAAAACAAAATAATGATGATACAACAAAACCAGTAGAACAAATAGATTGCCCTGCAAAAAATCAACAATATAGAATCGGCGATTTACGTAATTCAGAAGCAAAAGAAAAGGTTATAGGTTTTGAAATTATGAATGGTCAATGTGTGGAATTATGGGCTAGTACAAGTATAGTTGACAAATATTTACCTTCAGGATCGGTTGCAGCCACTACATTCGGAGTAACGATTGTTGCAACAACAGCGGCAACATTAACTCCTTATCTAACAAAACTTTTAAAGCCTGTATTTAAACAAATCATATCTAGACTTAAGAAATTAATAGGTAAAAAAGACAAAACAATATTCACTTCTAAGGTTCGTTTGAAGAAACAGAAGCTTTTGAGTTCAAAGAATGTTGATGATTAATTAAAGTATTACTTGGGTTTGTAAGTTCTATATCTTCGCATAATTTATAATATTTTGAGGATTTTTTAAAATTGTAGCCCTTGCTTAAAAGATCACCGCATGTTTTTAGACGCCCCAACTCAAGAGCATACATATTGTCATTTATTCTTGCTTGTATTAAATCAGATTGTCTTTGTTGTGCTTCTCTACATAATCTCACCGCTTTACGATCTAAAGAAATATTCCAAGATAAACTAATTCCTGGTGAAATATTATAAGTGTCTTTCTGCGCTGTTCTCACTGTTCTATATCCTATAATTTGCCCTGCATTATCAGGATCACCATCCCCAATAGAATTTCCGTTTGCATCAAAAGCTCCTACTGTATCTTTTACTGAATAAATAGGATCTAAATAAAAATCTTGATAAGGTTTCGTAAATGAAGCGGATGAAGTCACAAATGGCTGTATAACCATTGTGTCAGATTGACAAACAACAGTTTGCAAACCGACTTGATTTTGAAATTGTCGTGTCGGCATATTCATTACGCCTAAATTAGTAACGCTTCCAGAACTATTACTTATTGGATTATTTGTCATATTGGTATTTGCATAACTTGGAAACTGAACAGAAAACAATAATATTACACTTGCAAATTTAGATTTTTTTATCATTGCGTAAAAGTAGACGTTGACTCGGTGACAGATTGCACTTCAATAGATCTATCTATATGCACATATGAATTAAGACCTGGACTCATATAGGATTCATGGAATTGTGTTGCCGCCCCTGCTGTTGTTTGTTTCCATTGTGGCTTTGTTTGTAAATTTATGCCTGTTGTCGTTGATGTTACTCCGTTAATTGTTTGAGTTGCCCCTGCAATTGCTTCAGGGCTTATTGTCCCGTTTGCAGTTACGGGTTCAATGTTAGAACCGCCACTTGTATATTGGTAACCCGTAGAATATGAATAAGATTGAATAATTTCTCTTGTACTCTGTGAGCTAGTCGTTCGAGAAATACTCGACCCCGCAGAAAAATTAGGAATAACAGGAATAGCAAAACAGGGTGTACTAGATAATAATAGAAGGCTTATAAATAAGCGTTTCATTAATCTATTTCTATTGTGCTTGTTATTGATCCCGTTACACTTGAACCCGCTGCCCCTGGGCTTAATGTAATAGTTCCACCTGCAACAGATGTTATACCTATCGATTGACCTGAACTAGAACCTCCAGAATATGTAATAGTGTCTCCTGTAACAGGTAAAGAAGAAACAACGCCAGAAGAAACGCTTGCAGTTGTTACCACTGCATCACCTTGCACGAATGACTCAGAGAAGGAAGTAGCTGCCCCTGCTGTCGTTTGAGTATAAGACCCTGCGCCATGTGTTGCTGCAACGCCTGTTAATACAGAACTATTGTCAAGTGCAGGTGAATCTAAATGCCCCATTGTTCCCGCAGTGATACCTGTCGAACTCATCGAATATGTTGAGCCTATACGTTTTGCCTGTGAATAGCTTCCGTCAACCACACCTTGGGCTGAAGCTGAAATTTTATGAATGTAACCTGCATGTAAAGGTAGAGGAAATATTAAAAATAAAAATAGTAATTTTTTCATTCTTTTTTAGTGGGGTCAACTGTAGTAGCACCAATAATTTTTATCGGTTCTTGTATTATTCTTATAGTTTGCACGTTTCCATTAGAGTTTGCAATAGATTTACCTTCTAAATCATTATTATCTTTTTTCTTTTTCCCTCCTGGGGTTATATTAAAAGAGGCCAAACATCCTGTAAATACTGAAGCTATAAAGGTTATATCTTTAACTTCTCTATCCTCTGTTAAGCCTGGTATTGTGATGTAATTAAGGCTAATTATAAAGCCAGCCCACACCATAACGCCAAGTCTAATAAAAGTACCTAATATTTCTAATTGTTCTTCCTTATCGTCAAATTTCTCTTTTAGCTTTTGTAGTGGATTTTTACCTTTTTGCTCTGACATAAGTTTTTAATCTATAATAGCTATAAATTAAGGTACAGAAAAGTGATAGAAGTAATAGCGGCAGTAGGTGGAGCATTGTTAACTGCATGCGCGGTATCAGTAGGATCTATAAGTTATCGAGGTAGGCAGTCTAGGGATGATCTTGTAAGAAATACAACTGCTATAGAATTACTAACAGATAAGATAGATTCTATGGATGATAATATGAAAGAAATTTTTCATAGGCTTAAAGAAGTAGAACTTGCTGTAGTAGAACTCAAACCAAGAAGATAAAATACCACTTTATAGGTGATGGGGATAGATAATAAAGTGGTAAATGTTCAATTTTAATTTAACGTCTAGAATATGTTTGTAAAGGAACACAATTATCATGGTACACATTTTTAAGCCAATACTTCTTGCATTTATAAAATCAAAAGCGATGAAGAAACTAATAATAGATTTATTAGAAGCATTAGTAAAACAGACAGATAATACTTTGGATGATCAGGCTGTAGATTTTATTAAGGCTAGATTATACCCTAATTCAACTAGAGGATTGCAATAAAAAACCCCCATATTAAGGAGGCTCTGTTTTTATTTTTTGCAGATTTTACATTAGACCTGCTTTTGCTAAATTCTTATATGTAACTCTCATTCTTTGCTCTAGCTCATCATTTGACCAGTTCATTTTAATTGCTAATTTAGCCCATGCTTTAGCTGCTTTTTGTCCTTCTGTTGTTTGTGTGAATTGTTGGAATGTCATTTAGAAGACCTCTCGGTTGTGTATATTTATAGTATATAACAAGGGTATACCCCTATAAAGGTTGTATTACAATCTTGTAATAATTAGTCGGGAGATAGATCAAGTCTAAATTGTTTTCTTGCCCTGTCTTTCCTATGGAGCTTATAGGTTTTGTATAACTTTCAAGTTAGATCTATCTCTAAAAAATCTAACTATCAGGCTTCCCGACTATTATTTTTTCATTAATATTTATTAAATCCATTTTTTTCTAATACATCATAAAATTTGACTATATGCTTGTATTTCATATGAGATAAACAAATATTTATTATTTTATTTATTGCGTCATCTTTATAAAAAGCATCAATAGAGTATTTTTTTAATCTTTGCGTACACATTTTATATATCTGTGCATGATGTTCTTTTTCTATTTTCTTTTTATTCATTTGTTTACCTCCTTACAAGCTAATTCATAGTTACCTACTTGACTTTTACACGCTGTAACTGTCATGTCATATAGGCTTGATGAAAGGGCTGTAAAAAACAACCCTGACGCTGCTAACATCATTAGAAAATTTTGCATTAGAACTTGCCTCCTTGAGCAAAAAATTGGTTTTCTAATTTAGTTAATAAAATTGTTTTTTTCTTAAGTCTTTTTTTTACAGAATCTCTCAAAGAAATATGAGAGTCAGTAATGTGTCTTGGTTCTTTTCTTCTTCTGGAGCTATTTACACAGTTTTTCATATCTTCTAAATATGATTTTGTTCCATTTAAATCAACTCTAGTTACAAAGCAAAGATGTCTTAATTCTTCATTGGTGAAATTCATTTAGAAAACCTCTCGGTTGTATACTACATTCTTAATATATATTAGGGGTATACCCCTGTCAAGTAATTAAAATAAACTAAGTTGTTCTACTGGTACAGGTAATTTACTTTCATCACCCCATTGATCTCCAAAAGCATTAGATATTCCATTGAATGTACGGCTTCTATCTTTCCAATTTTTACTGTTGCTATACCAGGCAGGTAATTTTTTGCCACTTGGACTTATATAAAATTCACCTTTATCTACTATCTTTGTAGGTCTAAGTAATGGTAAATTTTTAAGCCATAAACATGTAGATTTCTGAAATGGATCTCCATATTCGTAAGGTTGTATTATCTGATCTGGTGGTCTTATAGCTGAACTAATAACACTTATAGGATTTTCAATACACCATCTTGGTATGTTGCAGTTCATAAGCATACGCACAAAATCTAAGGCTTCTTTCTGTTCTTTTTCTTTTCTGTAAAAATGCTTTGCACCTGATACTGCTAAATGTTGGCAACTTGGATGAGCCACCATTAAATCAAAACCATCATTAATAATATCTCTTACATCACCCTGATAATGTTTACCAGGAGATTCTGTAGGTAAGAAATCACAACTTATAGCATCATGTCCATTTCTAATAAAACTGTCTCTAGTTTTGCCACTATATTCACAGGCAACTAATACTCTCATTTTATTAATCTTGCATACTGTTGAAGTGTTAATACAACACGCCAGTTATCACCTTCTGCACAACCTGGTCTTTTTTTATATCTAACTAATGTTGCTGCATATTTTACCTTTGCGTTTATTCTTTGCTGTTCAGCTTCTCTAGGTTTCTGTAATACAGCCGCGTTTGTATCTTTCCAATTAGCTACCTGTAAAACAGTATCAGGAATACCAACTAAATCACCCTTATCTTTTTCTTGACCTGCTCCAAAACGTCTTTCAACTTCATACCGTGTAAATTTTGTTAATAGTGCGGCTGCCTCCCTCTCTGCTGCATCCCCTTTATTTTTTGCTGTATTCATTTTTCTAACTCCTGTATTTGTTTTTTTATATTCTCATATTCCACCATATATTCTTTAGTTTTAAATTCTGATTTATGAGTAAACATATATCTATCATCTAACGCAGCAAGTTGTATATATAAATCTTTCAACAAATCTTTTTTTCTTTTCTTAAATTCTTTATTTAATAAATCTTCCTCTTTTGTTGGTTTTGACCAATAAATTACTAAATCAAAAAGCTCTTTTATTCTTTTTAATGCAGTTTCTATCTTTTCCATTTTGTTCATCTAATACTCCATGAATAACTTGTATCCTGTTTTTTTGCTATCCCTTCTTCTCTTTCAAACTGTTCTTTTTCTTCTATTTCGTTTTTTATCTCTTTTTTATATTTTGTTAACTCAGCACTGTAATCCCATTTCTCAGGGTTACGTTTTCTTATCGCTTGTATCCCATCAATTTCAAATTTATTTAGTATAAATCCATCATCAAAATAATTTTCTAAAATAACTTTTCTAGCGTCTATTTGATTTTGACATTCTTTCTTTTTATTTTGCCAATCTTTTAGCTCTTTTAGTAGCTGT